CATTAGGACCTTAGGCTATTTTCTCCTGGACAACACGACTTTAATCGATTTACATGTCTTTAAGAAACGAACAGCCCGCTGCGCGGCGATGCCGCGTCTATCAGGCTCGCACCGGTAATACGGTCGAGCGAGCCATCAAGACGTGGGAGCGCATTTTCCAACAGCCAATTCGAGAGTACGATCTTCGGTATACGACTACTTGTAGCCTGTATGCCAAGAAGGTTAAGACTCTCCTTGGATCATGCCCGTCTGAGGATCAGGGTGAGATTATGGCCTGGCAGTCTATCAAGAAGCTCCTCCCCGACAGTTGTCGGTGTATGGAGGCCACGATGCTGCGAGACCTTAAGTCTTCCCTTTCTCGACCCCCACGGTCACTCCCTCGAGGTTACCTCCGATTCGTCCAACAGGAAGTTCGTAAGATCTTCCCGCGTGGATGGGACCGGGGCCTCTATGAGGACCACGTCACGACCACCTCACCTCCCCTTTCTTCAACTACTGAGTCCTCCAGGCAGGACGGCGGATCGTTGGGATCCGGCATGGATCATTCTTCATATCTCGAGGCTTGCCTCGGTGATGTGGAGTTTGAACTCGATTGTCGGGCGAAAATGATTGTCGTTCAGTCGGCTGGTAAACCGCGCGCGTTGACCAAATTCTCTGCAGATGCACTCTGTCTACGGCCTCTTCACAAGGCTATTTATGACAGATTGTCGAAGCAGGGATGGCTCAACCGTGGCGATGTTACTACCGATGGCTTGAAGGACTTTAGGTATGTTGAGGGGGAGGTCCTCACCTCTGGCGATTACAAGTCTGCAACCGACAACCTCAGTATTGAGGTCGCCGAGATGGCTATTGCTACTCTCCTTTCTTCTACGGTTTCTGTACCGCAGTCAGTTATGAGAGCTGCTTTAGACATTATGCGGCCTAACTTGTATAGCCTTGAAAACGATCTCGACTTCGTCCCTTCTATGGGTCAGATGATGGGTTCCTATCTCTCTTTCCCGCTTTTTTGCATCCAGAATGGGTTGGGGTTTTTGTGGGGGGTTGGGACGGGTTTGCCATGCAAGATCAACGGCGACGACATACTTTTCCGTTCTAGTCCTGAGTTCTCTCAGCACTGGATGGACGTAGTGTCGCAGTTAGGTCTCGAAGTCGAGAGGACAAAAACGAGTGTATCGGCCGAGTATGGTTCACTTAATTCGACCTTAGTAGTTCGCGAAAAGGGAAAATATAAAGTGCGCCAGACTTTGCGCTTCGGTATGCTTAGGGAGTGTGGTGACATTACTTCGCTCTGTCGGACTTACGAGGATTTCCTTCGAGGAATCCACGGGCCCAGCAGGTTTCGTGCCGGCTTTGAATTTTTTAGGTGGCATCTGCCGTCTATTAAGTCTTACAGGCTGACGACCTGCGAACTGGGTTTCCGTGGTGAACTTGCGTGGCGATTGACTCGGAAGTGGAACCTCCGAATGGACAGGCCTTCTGAAGATCTTCCGGAGCTAGGCCCCGATCACAACGTAGTTGTCCCTCGTGACGGCTGCACATTTGTTGACCCGGGTACGTTAAGGAAAGAAGATAGGAAAGTTAGTGCCATGGAGCTGGCGGCGTGGAAGTGGGGCGTGGAATTCGCTTCCCGTTGTAAACGGTCCGAACTCGAGTTTAAGCTCAAGATGTCTTTAATTAGGCCTACTTCGCCCGATTTCGCTCCTTACCTTTCGAGGTTTGGGGAGCGTTGTCGTGTGACTAGGCCGACTTGGGCTGAGACTCGGAGGTGGTACCTCGTGCCGCGCGTTACGCGGAAGGAGACATTCCCCCTCATGATTGAGGTCGAGGAAAGTCTTCCGCCCTACAGCGAGCACGACGACGGGGTAATCCTGATAGACGTCGGAAAAGAGAAGTAGATGGGACGCAGTCCTTGCAAGCGGAAATGTGGCTTGTGCAGAAAGCCCCGGCTGTGAGGCCTAGGACTGCCGTGACATGGGGCTCCCGAAAGGAGTTACCCTGCGTCATAGAGGTTGGAACCCTCTGCGGTAAGCTAGGAAGAAAAAGGGATTCCGAAAAACTGGGACCCTCGGCCGGTGCGTTAGTATGCCCCGAAGTAAGGACTGTGGTGAGGCGGTTTCGATCCGCGGCTGCAAAAATGAAATGGCAGTGATCTACTGCAGGAC